CAAGCAGAGAAAGATTAGAGAGAGTTTTTAAGAGAATGTTAAGCAAATAAACTGATATTTTCCAGAATACAAGCAAAAATAGAGAGTGGCCGACAAAACCTGGGTAAGATTTTATCGGCCGAAGTATGAACATATGATGCCAGTTCTTAAATAGAATATCATACTTTACAGAAATAAATCTGAAAAATCATATATAGTTCAGCAAGGAAACGAATATTTTCATGAGGAGGGTACAGATTGAGAAAATCACCAAAAGAGCGCCGGAATCAGTATGTGCAAGCGCAGAGGATCACCACGGCAGAGGCTGCTATAGCAGTAAAAGGACCGCCGGCCACGACCTTCTCTGCAACACATCCGGCTTATACATATACGAGTTCGTGTTTGGATCCGAGGCGGAGGGAGCCGCCAAGGCTGAGAAAGAAGGTAGAGTGTGAAACTAGAAGATAAAAAGAAAATCGTTGTCCAGGTTTATCCTGGCAGGAAGTTTGGGACTGTGATCGGCAGCAATGATGGCCTGATCGGGATCCTGCAGGACAATGGGGAGTATATGGATGTACCTCAGGAGAGGTTGAGGATTATTTCAGAGGGAGAGGAGGAAGTTAATGAATAAAGAGACAGCAGAGCAGTTAGCAAGGACGGCGGCACTCGAGGCAGTGAAGGAATTTGAAAAATCCCAGAAAAAAAATAAACAGGTCAAGGTGTTTCAGAATGCCAAGAAGCTTATGGAGAATTATAATCGGATTTGTCAGAGCGTCCAGGAGGGTGTGTCGGAGTTGTCGGACGTGGACGATGGGGAAGAGCTGGTGGAGTTATCGGCAGAGGATATTTACATAAACAGCATCATAAAAAGTAAGCTCCGGAGCATTGTTATGATCGCGCATATTGACAAGTGCCTGAAGCTTCTGGAAGAAGAACAGATCAGGAAGGAGTCACCAGAGAAGTATGATGCGTTCAAAAGCTTCTACTTGGACAGAGAAAACCAGGAAGACATTGCGGAAAGATTTGATACTACGGATAGAACCATAAGGCGATGGATTTCTGAATTGACTGACATTCTAAGTGTATATTTATTTGGAGCAGATGCCATCGTACTGGATTAGAGGACTTGACAAGCCGTGTCAAAATCGTGTCCTTGTAAAGTCCACATGGCCGATCTATAATGATAGTATCCAAAATTAGATAAATTAGGAAATCCTCCTTTAGCGGCTTCTGAGCGCATCAGCTCAGGGGCCGTATTGATTAATAGCTGACCGGAAACAATATAAGAACATATGTTCGAAAAAAGGTTGACGTTTCACATTTGGTGCATTATTATAGTTATATCATGATTGTGTTAACGAAACATACGATATCGGTTAATATGTGAAACAATGAAAACAAATGAAAGCGAGGATTTATTTATGACAGATAAAAAATATTGCATTCAACTTGCAGAATGTGATGGTAATTCTAAAGAAGTTTATTCCTTTGATGAGGTTGAGATTGGCACTTGGGTGGATGGTAAGCCAATTTATCGGAAAGTGATTTCTGGGAAGATTGCTAACGAAAGTGGTAATGCCCTTGTCTTTGCAAATGTTTCTGAACTTATGGTTGATCGGGTAATTAATTTTTACGGAAACATGATTGACAAGAATAATAGAGCTCAAATCACGTTGCAGACATCCTATAATGCAACAGCTGGATTAGATGCTGCAGTAAATATGTATTACCGTAATGATGATGGCAATATATACTATCATTTTCATGACAATGGATACTATCCAGGCTGTACAGCCTACGTGGTTTTTGAATACACAAAGAAATAATGCCCCCTACGGCTGTCGGCTGTAAGCTGTGATGGTTGTAATCTTCTGGAATTGGCATTTATATGGATTTTGAAAAGAAGGCTATTAAAAAAACAAAAGCGAGGTAAATTATATGTGCGAAGATAAAAAGAGTTGTATTACAATTAATTGTGGTTGTTGTAGTAATGGTAATGGCAATGATAGCACACCAGTTGGAACCGTAATTTCGTATATGGGAACAACGGCTCCCAAGCATTACTTAATATGCGATGGGACTATATATAATATTGACGATTATAAAGATTTTTCACAATTCATTAAAGTTCAATTTGGTTCTTATAATTATTTTGGAGGAGACGGAACTACAACCTTTGCCGTACCTGATTTGAGAGGTGAATTTTTAAGAGGTACGGGAGCTGGTATTAGAAATACAGGAAGTGGTGCGGCTGTAGGTGTACATCAAAATGCAACAATATCCCCCGGCTGGTATAATAATGATTATGGAACAGGCGTAGCTATCGGATTAAATGATTCAGATATCGATAGAGTAAATAATACCGTTTTAAGTGCGGAAAATACTGACTTTCTAGAAATGGGAAATTACGGGTATATGCAATTAAATGGAACAATAAAAACATCAGCTAAGCCAATAAGGTCATTTACCTCTCGTCCTACAAATACAGCGGTTCTTTATTGTATTAAATACGAATAAAGCATTACTGATAGTGTACCAAGCAAGACATTACAGTAATGGCTTAACTTTGACGGCTGCCAGGTGTAATAGCTTTGCAGTCGATTTGCCCGGTTTATACTCTCCCAAGACATTTTCCGGGTGTTAAGGCTCTTAGCTTATAGCTAGGGGCCTTTTATAATATTTTCTAATTTTACATATACGAACATATGTTCTATGCTGATTATACAAAATGAGCTCTTGTTTTTTTGGAATATCTTTCCAATAAACATGTGATATAATATAGAAAAATGTCGAAATGGGGAAAATAGTATGAGATTAAAGCGTATTAATTATATCTGCAAAAGAAATGTTGTTGAACTAGAAGCTACAAAATTAGATGAAACTCAAAATAATATTCAGTATTATAAAATAGATAACTGGATCACATTGAGAGAAAGGTTAGAAAATTTAAAAGAAGTTGATTCACTTAAGCCATATGTCGATTATCTATATGAAATCTCAGGCTTTCTTATGTTTACAGATAATGTTATGTTAGACGAACAGCAAATCCGTATGTTCGAATTAAGATTAGATATTATAAGAACAAGAGCAGATAGCATTGTGGAGTTATGCAAAAGCATAGGATATGATTATAATGATGAAGTTGAATTTGATGTAAAACTTCCAGAGGAAGCAGATATTTGTGATTTTTCAGCAAACATTGATGATCTATCTAAAGTATTGTCGCAATGTCCTTTTTTTCAAATAAAGGACACCCAAATAAAAATACAAAAAATTGATGTTGGTAGCACTTGGCTGGAGATGGCTATAAAAGGAGCTGCTGCTTTGGGGCTTTTGGAAAAATTAACTATTATTGTTGAGAGAACATTGGCTATTTGGTCGTATATAAAGACAAATAAATTACAGGAAGAACAATATAGGAAAGCTAAAATCGATACCGCTCAATTGGATATAATAGCAGAAGCTAATGAAACTGTGATTAAATCTCTAGTAAAGAACTTAGTGAAAGAATTGGATAATGCAAACGAAAAAAAATTAGATCCTGAAGAAGAAAGCAAGGCGGAAATGTGTTTTGATATGCTTATTAAGTTATATGATAAAGGATTGGAATTTCATAATTCAATAAGGGACCAAGAGGAACCCAAGGTTCTATTTCCGACAAGTAGAGAGTGGAAGCAGATATCTGAAAATCCCATAAAACTATTGACCGGAAACGGTAATTTAAAAGAAGACATTGAAGACGATAATGAACAATAAGTGTTTTAGAGGCGCTCTCTCGGTACCTCTTTTCTTCAGAGGCGGTCAACCCCGTCTCTTTTTTATAGCCAAAACAAACGAATGAATGAGAAAAAGCAACAAAATAAAAACTTTCTTGTGGATAGTTATTGACATACGGTGCACCGTATGATATGATAGTAACATAAGGAGGTGAGATACAGATGAGAGGCAGAAGCCGAAAGAAAAAGCCCGATAGCAAACTCAAGACTTGGCTGGTCGGAGTGCTAACGGACTTAATAGTAGGAATAATCCTTCTATTCATTTCAAAGCTACTCAAGTAGCGGAGAGGGGCGAAAGCCCTTCTCTTACAACTATTATAACACTCTCATCTGTATAAAATCAATATGTCTGATAATTTAAGATTTTTAGGTATCTTCTTCATCGCCTTGGCATGTGCGAGACTGGCAATAGGCTTGTATTGTATGTGGAGGGATAGCCGTGGAAGAAAAGAAGATTAGGTCACAGGACAAATGGAACGCAAAAGCCGGTCTGATCAGTAAATCCTATAAACTGAAACGGGAATTGACAGAACAGTTCGCAGAGGCCTGTGAGAAGGCAGGAGTTAGCCAGGCAGGACAGATTACCAAAATGATGAAAGAGTTTATTGCTGAACAGAACAAGTAGTGCAGGGAAGCATTCGGGAAACCGGGTGCTTTTTCTATTGCATGAAAATGTTTTGATATCTAAAACAACGAAAGGAGTGAGCCTGATGGCATTGACCAAGAAACAGAAATTTTTTATAGAAGAATACTTGATTGATCTTAATGCCACGCAGGCAGCCATAAGAGCAGGATATTCCTCAGATACGGCAAAAGAAATTGGTTGTGAGAACTTAACAAAACCTAACATTCGTACGCATATAGACAAAGCCATGGCGGAGCGATCCCGTCGCACTGGGGTGAATGCCGATCGGGTAGTTCAGGAGCTTGCAAAGATCGCCTTTGTAAATGCTGTGGACGTAATTGATCCAGACACCGCTACCGTGAAAGAAGATGCTCTTCCGGAAGACACGGCTGCGATCCAGTCCGTAAAGGTTAAGACCTTTGGCGAAGATGGTCTTGAAAGAGAAATCAAGATGGCAGATAAGATTAAGGCTCTAGAGCTGTTGGGCAAGCACATGGGAATGTTCAAGGAAAAAGTGGATTTGACTGTTCAGACTTCTGAGAAGTTGGATGATATCATGTCCCAGATGGGCGGTGAGGGCCTTGAAGAGTAGTAGCTTTCCTCTGTCTCAGAAATACATTGATTTCATAAACACGGTGGACGGAGTAGACGCAGACTTCTTGGAGGGGACTACTGCCAGCGGAAAAACTACCGTAGGGGCTGGTGTTAAGTTCATGCGCATGGTGAGCCGTAGCAATAAGAAACTGCACATCATAGCATCAAAGACAACCGGTACTGCAGAGAAGAACGTTATTCAGCAGGATAATGGGATTCTGGATCTACACCAGAGCGCAAGGTATTACGGCAACGGGGATAAGGATTATAAAATACCTCATATCGTATTTGAGGGAAAGATCATCTTTGTCCTGGGATATGATAACCGTGATAAGTGGGAGCTGGTTCTGGGTTCTCAGTTCGGCTGTGTTTATATTGATGAAATCAACACGGCCAACATTGATTTTGTACGAGAGGTAGCCACCAGAAACGATTATCTCATGGCAACACTCAACCCAGATGATCCTAACCTCCCGATCTACAAGGAATTTATAAACCGATCTCGACCATATAAAAAATACGCTGCAGATGTGCCAGCAGAGATCATGGCAGAGCTTACGGAAGCGCCAGTATCCAAGTGGAGGTACTGGTTTTTTACGTTCAGGGATAATCTCTCCCTGACAGAGGAAGCCATACAGAAAAAGATCCGATCAGCTCCACCAGGCACTAAGCTTTACAAGAATAAGATCCAGGGTCTAAGAGGAAAAGCAACCGGTCTGATTTTTCCGAACTTTGACCGTAAAAAACACGTGGTCAGCAAAACCTGGGTAAAGCAGCAGATCGAATCCGGAAAGATTAAGGTCAAGAAGTTCTCAGCTGCCCTGGACACATCTTATTCCAGCAAAAGCCCGGATACCATTGCAATGATCTTCCAGGCAATTACCATGGACCGGAAGGTGATTGTCCTTGATGAGAAGGTGTACAGCAACGCTGATCTGTCCATTCCTCTGGCTCCATCGGATACTACTCTAAAGTTTGTGGACTTCCTGGAACGGAACCGTAAGGAGTGGGGCCTTGCAAAAGATGTATTTATAGATTGTGCCGATCAGGCAACGATCACGGAACTTAAAAAGTATAAGAGGCTCAAAGGCTGCCTGTATAATTTCCATGACTCATACAAAAAGGTAACGATTCTTGACCGTATCAACCTCATGTTGGGCTGGATCACACAGGGCTGCTATCTGGTCGTGGATACCTGCACAGAGCACATGGGAGAGCTGGACCGGTATTCTTGGCAGGAAGATAAGGACGAACCGGAGGACCGCAACGATCATACAATCAACGCCAGCCAGTATGGGTGGATCCCGTACCGAAATTTGATAGGATTTGAGGAGGAAGAAAAGAAATGAGGTGGGTATCAGCATTGAGTGATAACATAAAACGGGGAATCCGCAGCTGGCTCCAGATCCAGCCATCAAGCCCCTACAGCATCCAGATCCAGGAGACGATGGACTATGAACTGAATGCCATCCGCAACCGGATCTGGTATAGGGGAGACGGAAATGAGTTAGAGCAACTTTATAGCAGTGTGAATGAATATGCCGATAAGCATAAGTTCTGGGCTTCCAAGTGTACGCCTGGAATGGAAATGCGAAAAATCCATACCGGCTTACCGGGTCTGATTGTTCGTATTCTCTCCGCAATTGTGATTTCTGATATGAATGACTTTGAATTTACGAAGCCAGCCCAGGAGGAACTATGGAAAGAGATAGAAAAGGAAAACAAGTTCCGGAAGGCTCTGGAAAAGTCCTTAAAAGAAGTCCTGTACATCGGCGATGGAGCTTATAAGGTTACGATTGACACCAATTTAAGCAAGTATCCAATGCTGGAATGGTACCCGGGGGAGCGGATCGAGCTTATAGAGGAGCATGGGCGCTTGAAAGAAGTAGTGTTCAAGACACCTTATTTGGACCACAGAGAGCAGTATGTGCTATATGAGCATTATGGGCGCGGGTATATCAGAAATGAGTTGTTCCGGGGAGAGAATCAGGTGGATATTAAAGCCATAGAAGCTACGAAAAATATATCTGATTGGGAGTTTGATCCGTCCGTTATGCTGGCCGTTCCACTGAAAATCTATGAGAGTACGAAATGGGAAGGCCGTGGTGGTTCTATCTTTGATGGAAAGCTTGATAGTTTCGATGCCTTTGACGAGGCGTGGAGTCAATGGATGGACGCTCTCAGAGCGGGCAGGGCCAGGACCTACATACCGGAGTCTTATATACCAAGAGATCCCCGGACTGGTGAGCTGCTGAACCCGAACCCGTTTGACAACCGTTTCATAGCCGGGGATGATAATATGGGAGAGGACGGAAAGAACACGATCAACACGGAGCAGCCGAATATACCCCATGAAAGCTATCTTGCCAGCTATGTGACTGCGCTGGATCTCTGCCTGCAGGGAATCATATCCCCCAGTACTCTTGGCATTGATGTGAAGAAGCTGGACAATGCGGAGGCCCAAAGAGAGAAGGAGAAGGCCACTCTCTACACTCGTAACGCTGTGGTGGAGGCTTTGCAGGAAGAACTGCCGGAAGTCATATCAGCATGTATCAACGCCTATCATATCCTGCTTAGGCAGCCAGTGGAAGAGGTAAAGGTGCAAATTCCTTTCGGGGAATATGCCAACCCTTCCTTTGAAAGCCAGGTGGAAACAATGTCAAAGGCCCGGCCAGGATCCCCAGTCATGAGCATAGAGGCCCAGGTGGAGGAAATGTGGGGAGATAGTAAGGACGACGAATGGAAAGCCGATGAGGTCAGCCGACTAAAACATGAGCTTGGGATCATGGAAACAGAGGAACCAAACGTAGCCGGTTATGATGGAATGGAGGGTGCAGCCAATGCGCCAGAAACAGGAATTACCGAGTGATAGTGCCTATAACCTTAGAAAAATCTTTGAGGAAATAGAGCTTGATCTTATCAAGAACCTTAAGCGCAACCTGACACGCCACGAGAAGGAAGAAGAGAGGGAAGGATTCCGGTGGGAAATGTGGCAAAAAGCGAAGCTTCGGAATCTTCTAAAGTTTCGGAAGGAGAATCTGGATATCGTAAAGGATCGTAGCTCCGAGATTGCGGAAGCTGTTGACAGCACGTTGCAAGGTAGCTTTGATAAGGCCAAAAAGGCGTTATACCGCATAATAAGATCTGCTGGCAAGTCATTGGGCTTTCCGGTTCCGGTAGACCAAAATGGATTAGATATTCCAGCAAAGAAGGAAGAAAACTTTTTTGACATCAACGAAGATAAAATAGATGCAATGCAGGAAACGGCTGATATTACCTTCCGGCCAGAAGGTGAAGAAAAGGCCTTAACCGGAAAAGATAATAATCAAAAGGTGGCTGATTTAAAGGTGCAGGTTGCAGGGGATATGCAAAAGGCACAAGGAGCTGTTTGGAGATACATGGATGATATTTACAGGCAGACCATTTATAAGACCGGAATGTACATGTCCGCGGGTACTAAAACATTAGATCAGGCAATCGACATGGCTACAAAGGATTTCTTAAATGCCGGAATTAATTGTATTGAGTATAAAACCGGCAGGCGGGTAAATATCGCCAGTTATGCGGAAATGGCTCTGCGTACCGCCTCCCAGCGAGCGACGTTTCTTGCTGAGGGAAAGTTAAGAGATCAATGGGGGATCCACACCGTAGTTGTATCAGCTCACGCCAATACATGTTCTAAGTGCGCACCATGGCAAGGTAAGGTTCTTGTCGATGATGTTTTTAGCCACGGAACATTAGAGGAAGCGAAAGAATTAGGGGTTCCTCTTTTGTCGGAAGCTGTGAAAGCGGGGCTGTTACATCCAAACTGCCGCCATACTCTGACAACGTATTTCCCGGGCATAACGGTACTCCCTGCTGTGCCGGACGAAAAAAAGGCCAAAGAAAACTACGATGCAGAACAGTACCAGCGAGCGATTGAGAGAAAAATCCGAAAATGGAAGCGAATAGCTGAGGGATCTGTGCAAGGGGTCACAGCAAAAGTGGCAAATGATAAGCTGTTCGAGCTGCACAAGCTGATGAAAGAACACCTGGAAGCTCACCCAGAGCTGCGAAGAGCTCACGATCGGGAAAAAACACGTGGATTATCAAAGTAGGGTCAAGATGCAATAGGAAAGAGGTGAATATTATGGGAACCGGAGCACAGATCACGGCCATTATTTGTATTACCGTTTTGGTAGCTTTAAAAATGATGTTAGATTCCATTGATAAGGATAAGAAAGGGTAAGGTGATCCAGATATCTCCCTTTGAGGCGCAGGGTTATGCGTCTTATTTTTATGCCCGAAGGCGCTATAAACTACAGTGAGACACACTGTTATCAACTGTTCGTGCAGACAGCACATGGAGACACCATTTAACTGTGAAAGGAGATTATAAACTATGAGACTTGGAAGATTTATGACACCAATGTTTGATGCTGATGGAGGACAGAACGGATCTGGCGGAGCTGCCACTGGCGCGGCCCAGACACCACCGGCCGGAAATACCCAGCAAACAACGCAGACTGCTGCCCCCGCTATTGATTACGATAAGATCGCTCAGCTGATAGCAGGAAAACAGGCAGCCACTGAGGACAGCGTTCTGAAAGGGTATCTCAAACAGCAGGGACTAAGCCAGGAAGAAATGAGTCAGGCCATAGCAGCATTCAAACAGCAGAAGGCAGATTCCCAGCCGGATGTGAATGCCATGCAGACGCAGCTTGCACAGGCACAAGCAGCGGCCCAGAAAGCAATGCTTGACAATGTAGCCACTATGGCAGCAATCGGCCTGGGCCTGGACGCTAAGACGATCCCCTATGTACTTAAAATTGCCGATTTCAGTCAAGCCATGGGGCAGGACGGAAAGATCAATGAAGAGACAATGAAAAATGCTTTAAACAAGGTTCTGGAAGATGTACCAGCGTTGAAACCACAACCAGCCCAGGCTTCCGGGTTTGTCCAGGTAGGAACTACCGGAACCGGCCAGCAGCAAACAGCAACTGATGATGCCTTAAAACAGGCATTTGGACTTTAATGAAAGAGAGGAATTAATAAATGGCAGTATATGATTACGCTACAACTTTCACCCAGCTTCTCCAGCAGAAGTATGCAAAGGAACTTTGTTCCGATGCCCTTGCGCAGAGTAACCAGCAGGTGAAGTTCTTAAACGCACAAACAATTAAATTACCCAGAATGACGGTATCTGGATACAAGGACCACACCAGGACCCCTGGCTTTAATTCTGGTACGCTTGCCAATGACTGGGAACCTAAGAAACTGGAACATGATCGTGATATTGAGTTTTTCGTGGATCCTATGGATATCGATGAGACGAATCTTACTTTGTCTGTGGCAAATATCCAGAACACCTTTGAAACGGAGCAGGCGATTCCGGAAAAGGATTCTTACCGGTTCTCTAAGCTTCACGCAGAATTAACAAAATACACCGGGCGCATTGATTCCACAGTAATTACAGCAGCTAACTTCCTGGAGGCATTTGATACGGAAATGGCGATCATGGATGAGGCCAGCGTTCCGGAGGAAGGACGTATGCTTTATGTAACGCCAACTATGGCTAAGATCGTAAAGGAGGCGGAGGGATTACAACGAGTAATGACTGTGACATCCCCTTCTACCATCAACCGGAAGGTGCATTCCCTTGATGACGTAACCATTAAGAAGGTTCCAGCTGCCAGAATGAAAACGAAGTATGACTTCACGGACGGCTGTGTAGCGACAGCCGGTGCAGAACAGATCAACTGGATTTTAATTCATACTTCTTGTGTGGTTGCCAGGGACAAATACAGTTATATCAAACTGTTCACACCCGGTACAGACAGCCGGACAGCTGATGGATATCTGTATCAGAACCGCAATTACGGAGATCTGTTCCTGCTTGAAAAGAAAGTACCCGGCTGCTCTATGAACGTGACAGCTTAATAAGGAGGGATTAGTGCATGAGAGCATCAAAAGGAAATAAAGAGTACGTCATTGTCGAAAGCCAGCAGAAATCTTATCAGGACAGCGGATTTGATATCATAGACGATGATGGAGATATTATTGCATATGGAAGAGGTAAAACAGTGCCTTACGGTGATTACGCGGCTCTGAAAGAAGAATTGGAAGCGCTGAAAGCAGCTGGTGAGAATGCAGATGATCAGGATGTCATTGATATTCTGAAAGCATTTGCTCATGAAAAGGGCATTGATCTGGGAAAGGCTGCCACTGTGCCTGGAATCATTAAGAAAATAAAGGAGTTTAATCTGGAAGGTGGTGCCTAAGATGTCTTACGTCCCCTATGTCACACCGGAGTATTACAAAGGAACCTATAAAGGCAGCACAGTACCGGAGGGAGAGCTGGAAAGGCACCTTCGACAAGCCAGCCGTCACATTGATTCCCTGACCTACAATCGCATTGTGGGCCGGGGATTTTCCAATTTGACCGAGTTTCAGCAGGAAGTCATACAGGAAGTGATCTGCCAGCAGGCCGATTTTGAATATGAGAATGCCGATGAGATTGGCACGATCCTATCCAGTTACAGCCTTAATGGTGCATCGGTTCAGTTTGGGAGCTCCTGGAATGTATTTACTGATAAAGGCGTGGCCATGAAGCGAGATGTATACGCCCAGCTGTCCCAGACAGGCTTGTGCTGCCGGTTAGCGAGGTGAGCCTTATGAAATATCCATGTTTGGTACCAAAACGGCTGTGTAAGACAGATATTACGTTAATCATATATGAAGAAGGACTATCTGAATCAGGCGGTCCTTTGGTGGCGGGGGAACTGTCTTTAAAATGCAACTACCAGGATTCCGCTAAAATGATTATGGATACAGATCAGAAATTAGTGCAGATATCAGGAATTGCTTTGTTTCCTGGTGATATCTGCCCCGATCTATCCATAATTAGCGGGGGAGAAGCTACGATCTTTGGGAAAGAGAGAACTATCATGCAGGCCCTTAAAGCTAGGAACCCGGACGGGACAGTTAATTACACGGAATTGAGGTTGATCTAATGAAGGTGAATGTCACGGTCAAACTGGATCCAGGGAAGCTTAAAGAGATCCAGGAGGCGATAGAGCCATCGATTCAACAGGCGGTTGCCGCTGTAAAGTCTGACATTGTGAGCAGTCAGGTGGTTCCGAAGGAGACCGGTGAGCTGGAGCGTAGTTCCTTCATGAAAAAGAAGTCCAGGACCAAGTATCAAATTGTTTATGATACCCCTTATGCAAGGCGGCTTTATTGGCACCCGGAATACAACTTTCGGACTGATAAAAATCAGAACGCCGGGGGACTTTGGCTTCAGGAATATATTGATGGTGCTAAGAAAGACTTCTTTAAAAATGCTTTTAAGGCCCGGCTGAAAGCAAATGCGAAAGGATTGATAACATGACGCTGACAGATGTAAAGGATTTTCTGAAATCCAAAGTAGAGTGTCCCTGCTGGTACATAGGAAAGATCAACGGAAATGATAAACAGTGTATCGGAATATATCCCACGCAGGGGCCAGACCGCCCTATCCCAATAGGTGGTTTAAAAAATAAGTCCTATGATACCAAGGCAGTATCCGTCCTGGTCCATTGGGGAGTAGATGCAGTTTGCGCGGAAGCTAAAGCGCAGGAGCTGTATGATCTCTTATATGGGAAATGCGGTATCATAGGTGACAACGAGGTGTTTCTATTCGATATGCGAACGGATTCCCCTGTGAGTGTCGGGACGGATAGCAAAGGTATCTATGAACATGTAATTAATTTTGTAATCTATTACAAGAAAGGATGATATTATGTCAGATTCAAGCTTAGGAGTATTTCCGGTTTATGATTTGGTGTTTAAGATTGGAACGAAAGGAAAAAAGAGTACAGAAAGTGATATGAAAGAAATTGCTGACATGGAAAGTTTTGAGATCAGCATCGATGGGGGCGTCCAGGATTGGACTCCCATGACAACAAAAGGTTGGGCGAGATCCCTGATGACCGCCAAGAAATTCAAGGTCAGCTTAAAAGGAAAACGGAATATTGGGGATCCTGGAAATGATTATGTGGCAAGTGTAGCGTGGAAAGATGGCCTGGATTGTAGTACGAAGGCTTCCGTTGAATTTCCAGATGGTGGAAAGCTGAAATATGATTGCGTATTAGACGTAAAGTCAATTTATGGAGGCGATTCCACAAACGTTGCACCGCTGGAATTTGACATGGTTGGAGATGGAAAACCAGTTTATACGCCTGCAGATGGTACTGAGGCGGGAGAATAAGGAGGAGATAGATATGGCAAGAGCCTATGATATTGTTGCAAGACTACAGAGCGGGAAGGAACGGCCTACAGTCAAAATTGATGCAGACCATGAATACAGGATCAATACCGGCAAAAGCGCAGTGCTTTTTATTCAGGCAGCTACAAAGGATAAAAAGAAGGATGAATTTGATTTACTTGATGACATTATTAAAATCGCACTGGGTGAAGAAGCCTTCGAATACATTATGTCTCAGGATCCCACCATGGATAACTTAAGCCTTATCGTCAATGTTATCATGGCAGCGATTGCCAATGAGGACTTAGAAAAAGTGGAGGCTGAAGCCGGGGAGGAAAGACAGGCAGGGAAGAAAAGAAGTTAGTCCCTGGTATGATATCTTCGAAGACTGGGAGCTGATAGAATCCTCCTTTGCTATGCAGTACAATATTCGCCTTATCGAAGCGGAGGACATGGACTGGAAAGAGTTCTGCACTTTATTATCCGGGATAATGCCAAAGACCCCGTTAGGGCAGATTGTGAGTATCCGCAGTGAAGAGGATAAGGACATGCTGAAACAGTTTACAAAGGCGCAGCATGAGATCCGGAATAGCTGGAGAAGCCGTCATAATCCTACTGAGGGCATGACAGAAGCAGAAAAAGCAAAAGCAGTAAATGAAATACAGGAATTATTCGCGCGGGCGTTCGGGTAGAATGCCCGTTTTTCTATGAAAGGCAGGTGAGATGATGAGCGACAGTATAGGAAGAATCGGGCTAGATTTAGAGGTGCAATCCGATATTGGAAGGCAGATATCAGACGCCGCCCAGAAGATTGGTACCGGGTTAAAGGGTAGTCTTGAGAAAGCAACGGTGGGTGTCAACACTGAAAAAATGTTTAAGGACATGGACGATCAGGTAAAGGGAACAATGCAAAACGTTACCAGCACAATTAACGCCGCCCTGGATAAGTGTTTCGGGAAAGCGGGGGCTGAGATTGATAACTTAGGAGAACGTCTGGGCGCTGCTATTGAAAAGGCGCTTTCCCGGTTTACTGACGTCAATGCTGCCCCCCGTGCCGCAGACAACGCAGCTTTATCCGGCAAGAATGTCAGCCCTGCAAAGCCGAGAGGACCGCCTATAAAAATGCCTACAATCAAGGTGGATGCCACTTCTGATATTCTTCAAAAACAGGCAGACCAAACAGAAGCGGTTATCAATAACCTGGGTAAACAGATCGATGTCCTGGAAACAAAATTGGCGGGCTTAAAGGAATCGCATGAACGCACCTTTAATGAATCTAAAAAATTAAAGATCCAGGAGCAGATTGTAAAAACAGAAGGAAGTATCATTAATCTGCAGGGTAAAGTTGAGGATCTGGGCGTACAGTGGGATGCGATTAACGGGAAGATCGATGAAATGGCAACTAAGGCAGCTGAGGCGGCTAAGGCCACTGCGGCTGCGGCCAACAAGGCTGCTAAAAGCCAACAGGTAAGAAACTTCCAGGGATACAATGTGAAAGTACCACAGGTAAACCCGGCTCCCAAAGTAACCGGTCTGCAAAATATGACCGGTGGCATTAATAATGCTAAAGCACAAACCGCGGCGTCTGTCAATCAAATCAATCAGATGTTTGCCCAGATCGGTACCGGTAGCGCACTGAACGGAGTGAACTTCTTGAAAAGGGGTTTCACAGACTTATTTAAAATTCTTAGTGGCGGCGTCACCGGAGCTGCAAAGAAATTAACCAGCACCCTTGGAGGCTTCTTCCGATCAGCGGGTAATGGAGGTATGAAGCTGCTGAAAGCTGCGGGGCAAATTACTTTTTTCGGAAGAACTTTGAAAAAGAGTGGTAATGATGCTTCCAGCGCACAAAGCGGAATGCAGAAGATGCTTAAAACATTAATGATTTATCGGCTGATTCTTCCTATGGTGGTAAGTGCAATTCGCTCAATGGGTAAACATTTGATGGATTCCATGAGGGCCAATGATCAATTTAACAACTCTCTGAAACAGGTACGCTCAAATCTGAATGTAGCGTTTACCCCTATACTGCAAGCTATTATGCCGGCCTTAAATGCACTCATGGCTGCCCTGGCACGAGTCACTGGCTATGTAGCAGCATTTGTAAGCCTATTGTTCGGTAGGACACTGGCAGGGAGCGTGGCGGCCACAAAGAGCCTTGTGGCGGCAAAATCGGCAATGGGGGCTTATGGAAACAGCGCGAAGAAAGCAGCAAAGGACGCACAAGGCGTAAGTACCGGGATTGATGAACTTAATATCCTGAAAGATGATAGCAGCGCTGACGACGGTGGCGGTGGCGGAGCAGGGGCACCTGAAATAATCGCTCCTGATATTGATACAAGTCAGATGGATGCGATTGGCTCCGTTGCAGAAAAAGTAAAAAGCGTTCTAAATCAATTATTCAAACCCTTAAAGGATTCCTGGGATCAAGAGGGTAAGAATGTAATTGACGCTGCTAATTATGCCTTTACAAATGTCATTGGTTTGGCTAAGGCTATTGGATCCAGTTTTCTGGAAGTGTGGACAAATGGAACCGGGGAGCAGTTTTGCAATAACATCTTGCGCCTTGTATCGCTGATTCTTAATGTTGTAGGTGATATAGCCGGGGCATTTAAAAAAGCTTGGGACGAAAACGGTAGGGGGACGGCTCTTTTGCAGAGCATCTTTGATCGGTTAAATTCCTGGTTGGAGTTGATTAATACGATAGGGGAATCGTTCCGCGCCGTTTGGAATAATGGAACCGGGGAATCCGTAATTGCCCATATCCTGGAGATATTCACGAATATCAACAATATGATTACTAATATTCGAGATAATTTTCGGACGGCATGGGAACTTGATGAGACTGGAACTGCAGTGATTCAGAACTTAATGGATCTGTTAGACGGTTTACTTGGTTCGATTGATAATATTACGAAGTCTTTATCAGAATGGAGTAAGAATCTTGACTTTTCCCCCCTTATCAAGGCATTTGAACGCATAACCGCTGCCGTAAAGCCCCTAGGTAATAAATTAGGTTCAGGACTGGAATGGCTATTTAAAAATATACTGGAGCCACTTGGGAAGTGGGCGCTTGAGCAGGCAATTCCTGCTGCCTTTAATGCAATCGCTGGAGCCTTAGATTTCTTAAACAGTATATTGGACATATTGATGCCTTTGGGAGAATGGCTTTGGAATAATCTATTAAAACCTCTGGCCTCTTGGACCGGCGGAACCATCGTGGATATCATCAAAGGTATTACTGATGTATTTAAAGGTCTGAGTAACATCTTTAAGGAAATCGCAAGTGGTACTGACTGGGGAACCATCGGTCAGATGATGATGGAAGGTTTTGTTAATGGTATTTCTTCTTTTGCTGATTGGGCATGGGGGAAAATTAAAGAAATCTTCTCTGGTATCATTGATGTGGTAAAGGGAATTTTTGGTATTCATTCACCCTCTACGGTTTTTGCTGAAATAGGTGGATTTCTGGTTCAAGGTTTCCTTGGTGGATTTACCGAGATGTGGAATACCGTGACAAGTGTTATCAGCACACTTGTAGGACTATTAATAGACTTATTTTCGGGACTTGTGAATGGGATTATTCAATTGGTTTCTACTTTGTGGGATACCTGCCTAAAGCCATTTACCTCCTGGTTCATGGATACGATGTTGCCCGTGATAAAAAATGCATTGGACGGGTTGATTGCTGCGTTTGGTGTATGGTGGTCGGGGATCAAGGAAACTTTGTCTTACGTTATTGATGCCCTTAAAGGTCTAATTGATTTCATTGTTGGAATCTTCACAGGAGACTGGGAAAAAGCCTGGAATGGAATTAAGGAGTTTTTCTCTAACGTCTGGAACGCAATGAAAACGCTAGCAGAGACTCTGATGGATACTATTAAAATAGTGATAGATACCGTTCTTGCTGCAATAAAGGGTACCTGGGAATCCATCTGGAATGGTATAAAAACCTTTGTCTCCGATCTGTGGGATAACATTAAGAATAAGGCGGATGAAAGCTTCTCTGCAATCAGGGATAAGCTGTCCGAAATCTGGGACAGTGTAAAGGCTACCATTGAGGAAAAGTGGACTGCCATAAAGGACTGGTTTGGAGAAATCTGGCAGAAGATTAAGGACGTATTTAAGCTGGATGAAATGCTGGATATCGGCAAGGCTGTAATGAATAAGCTTTGGGACGGCATGCAGGAGGTATGGAAAGATGTTACCAAATGGCTCGACGATGTCGTGAAGTTAGTTGGAGAGGCATGGGACAAAGTGGTCAGCGGGGCAAAGAATCTGGTTAAAGGTGCTAAAGATGATACCGAAGAAAAAGGGGACAAAGAGGACAAAAAGGGCTCCTCCGGACCAGGAAGCAGTAAGGGGTATGTAAGTGGTGGTCCAGGGGACATAAAAGGTCATGCAACAGGTGGTTTTCCCGCTTCCGGGAGTTTATTTGTTGCTAATGAAAATGGCAATCCCGAGATGGTAGGAAACTGGGGAGGCAAGGCTGCGGTTGCGAATAACATGCAGATTACAGAGGGTATCACTAGGGCGGTGCAGTATGGTATGAGGTCGGCAATTGCACCACTTGCTGCAAGCATGAGTTCCATCGCCAGTAATTCAACCCCGCAGCTGTCCCTGGTTGGCACATCTGGACGAAGTACCGACACGGCTGATCTGGTCCAAGCTATGGCAAGTCAAGCAATGTCCACGCCAACCGAGAACATGTCAGATCACTACCTGTCCCTCATGGTGGACCTTCTCCGGAAGATCATAGAACTGATTGAGGCCATGGATTTGACTGTAAATATTGATATCAGGGAGATTAAAAAGAAACTGGCCGATATGGACAAGAGAAGCGGTTTCTCTCTAAGAACAACTTAAGGAGGCGGTACACATGGCAGTAATAACAATCAATGGCCGGGAGTTTCCGTCTCCCGACATTGGTGGAAATCTGGTGGTGGCAACGAATGTAAGTGACGGAAAAAATGCCCTGGGGGAGTTTATAGGCCAGAGAGTAGGAAGAGATCAATATAAGTTTGAGAACCTACAGTGGAAGTTTTTAGACGCTGCTACCTGGGCGACCATGCTGCAGGAGTTTGACAAGTTCGTGGTAACTGCCCGAATCCCGGATATGGTACATAATCGCATGATGACAATCCGCATGTATCCAGGAAACCGGACAGCAACCCCCATAGAATTTGATGCAGATGGACTTCCAACAAGGTACATGGACTGTAAGGTAAATATAATTGACTGTGGGGTGATTGAGTAGTGCAGCCAGCAAGTAAGAAATATAAAGAACTGATGCGCCGTGAGTTCAGGGATCCGTTTTCATATATCCGCGTAACCATCGGCCTTATTAATCAGCAGGCCCAGGCCAGCGCTTACGTCCCGGACAAAGAAAATTATGCTTATTACAGCAGTTTTAAAATGCCCCTGGACAATTACGAAGTTAAGGAGCTATATGCCACCTGTGACCAGGACTACACGGCGGTGGACGGCAGCATGTACTTCCTTCCAAGGGAGAGATCGGATGTGGTGCTCAATCAGGGCCTTGTCTCAAAGGATCTTCTTGGCCCTATAGAGATCCGGTTTCCGATTGAGTATGACATCAAAGGCTTAACGATTGAGTTTGGGAAAGCCTACCCGGTGGATTTTGTCATAGAATCCGATAACAACACGGTGGCAATCAAGGGTAATACAGATGGGCATTTCGTCACAGAGGAGATTTTCAACGGGGCAACGTTCCTGCGCTTTACCCCTTCGAACATGATAAACGGCAAGAGCCGGTTCCGGATCCACATGGTAACTATGGGTATCGGTGTATATTTTGACAGCCGGAAGATCCTATCAGCTACAAAAAGGGAGCACATCAGCCCTATTATGGAAGAGCTGCCGACCATTGATTTTAATCTGACCGTAAATAATAAGGACCGGGCCTTTGACATAGAAAATGTTGAAAGCTCCGTAAACTTCCTGGAGATTGGTCAGGATATTACTGTTTTATACGGCCAGGAGCTTGATGACGGATCCGTGGAGTGGCTTCCTGGTGCAACCGTTCAGCTGAAAGAATGGTCTGCTGATGATGAACAGATGGAGTTTTCGGCAACGGATCGGTTTGACGGTATGGACGGAACCTATTATAAGGGTCTGTACCGGCCAGAAGGGATAAGCCTGTACGATCTGGCGGTTGATGTGTTTTCCGATGCTGGAGTGGACTACCGGACCTACTGGATAGATCCTTATCTAAAATCTGTGAAGGTTGTAAATCCGATGCCAATTGTCTCTCACAAGGAAGCCCTGCAGCTGATCGCCAATGCAGGCAGGTGCATTCTCTATCAGGACAGAGGAGGCAATATCTTTTTACGATCCAGCTTCATTCCAGATATGGCGGCCGGTGCTGATGAAGAGGCTTATTTTAGCAATGCTAGAGCTGTTCTGGATAAGACGATTAAAAAGGCTTATGCTTTAACCACACAAAACTATACAAAAGTGGCGCCTACACAGTATTTTCTTCCCCAGAAGTCAGAAGGAGCGACATATTTGAATACTGGGTACATATCGGAGGCGGTGGCAGGAAATGACGGAGCCTTTGCAATAAATCCATCGGTTGAGGTTAGCCTGGAAGCCTCTTTCAAATGTTTTGGCCTAACGTTAGAGTTCGGGGAAAATAACCCTGCTGAGATGGTTTTCCATGCTTACCGGGACGGCTCGCTGGTGGAGGACTACATAGTAACCAGCCTTACCGCAACAACAGTTATCAGCCATGAATTTGAAGAGTTTGACAGGCTGGTCCTGGAGTTTGTAAAAGGACAGCCCAATAACCGGGTAGTATTAAACAATATCACCTTCGGAGACAGTACGGATTATATTTTTGAGTATGGTCATGAGCTGACTAAGACGCCCAAGGGTACCCAGCTTGCAAAGGTAAGAGAACTGCAGATGATCCGGACGCTCTACAACCAAACAAACGAGGTGAAGGAGATGGCGAAAGAAACAATAGCCGTTACTTCTGCAGATAATCGGTATACCTTTTATTTTAGCAACCCTGTTTATAACTTGTCCTGTGCTCTGACAGAGCCACAGGAAGGGCAAGAGGTGGCTATAGTGGAGAGTAGCAGCTATTTTGCCACTGTGGAGGTCACAGGGGTTACAGGTGTCGTTGAAGTCTCTATATCAGGCCGGGAATACACCACAAATCAGACCAAGGTAAGCAGGCAGTTAAATCCAACCGGGAGCCTGGAGACTTGGGAGAATCCTCTGGTATCCGATATGGTCCACGCCGTAGATCTGGCCGACTGGGTCGGTGATTATATGAAATCGGATAGGGAGTATGATCTACAGTACCGTGGAGAGCCCCGGATCGATGCAAATGATATTGCATTCCTGGAGAACAAGTATGTTCCGGATCTGCTCCTCCGGGTGTATGAACATACTTTGAAATTCAATGGCGCCTTAAGCGGCACAATAAAGGCAAGGAGGGACATGAGCAATGTGGCAACAACCAAAAACTAATTGGAAAGAAACTGATTTCTTTAATACAGAAGATTATAACCGCATAAAGGGAAACTTAAATGAAATCCGGTCGAAGGCGCTGCTCCTCTGGCCGGGTTTTACATTTGAGGAAATGGGATCAGATAAGAGCTATCAGGATTACGGCTTCCATGCGGATGAAATCAATCGGTTTGAGTCCAACGTGGACCATGTCTGCGCAGGAACCTATCCATTTAAAGTGGGGAATCGTCAGACTTTTTATGATAACCAGCCCTTTATAGATTGGAAGGAACTGAACCGGATTGAAGAAGCCTGCAGGCTGATTTACAGTAATATTCAAAGCCGATATAACGGCAGAAGAACGCTATCATTTACATTGAATGGAGGTACATTTTAAATGGGATTGAAAACAGATTATAAGGATGCCATGTTTGATGGCCAGCGCAGGTACCGCTTGATACCCAATGAAGACGGCACGTACAGCCTGCCGGATGAGACGACCTACACCCAAAAAGGAGATCGGTTTGGGGCTAATGATATAAATGCAACCAACAAAGCAATCAATCAGATCAACCATGTAACAGAGGTAACCTTGACCGTCACAGGCTGGGAGGGAAGTGCTCCCCCCTATACGCAAACGGTAGCCACTCCTGGAGCCACAGAAAACTCAGAAGCAATAGTAGTAAGCTCCTTGGCAGATGGAGCCACAGAGGCCACTCAAAAGGCGTATATCAAAGCCTATGGTATTGTGACAAGTGGTACGGCCTCCTTGGGGGATGGGGCAACCACTTTCAAGGTTTATAAAAAGCCGGCAACCGATATTAAAATCGGCTTGAAAGGAGTGTAAGATATGGGAAAGATATGGATGCCGGGAGGTGGTGGCGGAGCCGATCTGGATGTCATAACAGCGGGGGCCGGTGATGTAATGGAAAGCAAGGTGATTGTAGATAAAGACGGGAATCCCCTTTCTGGAACCATGCCTCATCTTACAAATCGGTCCACTCTCTATCATGAGTTAGGCAATCCAACGAAGGTGATTCTTGGTGATAATGCATATGTTGTTAAAAATACGGACAATGTTACCAGGGCAGAAATTCGATATAACGGTGCTGCTGGATATATTACTCCCAACACTCTAATTGCTATCGACCAAACAAAAATGGCCGCTGCTGGTGGCCTGACTGCTGGAAAAATGATATCCGGACAGTCTGCCTTCGGAATTGCGGGCAGTATCCCCGCTATTGGCGGTCAGACCATTAATCCCGGAACGTCACAGCAGACGGTTAGCAGCTCTGGAAAGTACATGACTGGGAATGTGGTGGTGAACGGAGATGCAGATCTAATATCTAACAATATTCTAAGAGGAAAAAATATATTTAATGTTGCTGGAAGTGATAATGTATTGCGGTTTATTAGCGGAAATACTACTTCTGGGACCTCTTCTATATCATTAGGTAATGGAACCTATTGGTATTATTGTACAATTAATCCAGGGTTTATACCTGTGTTCGCACTTGCCATTTGCGGTTCCATTACTTGGAGAAACAGCGGAGCTAGCATCAATTACGAATCTAAGAGCGGTGGTGTAGATGGTTATTTTGGCTCAGTATCTACATCGGTTTGGAACTGGACATCGTCTTCTGTGATGCTGCCGTGTGTGGCACGTAGCAGCGCTTGTTATTATTGGATATTTGGATATTGATGCGT